GTGCGGGATTGAATGCGAGTCATATACAAAAGTGAAAAGTGAGTGGGTCCGTGTGACCCAATGCAACACAGCCTGACTCGAACAGGCAGCCTCCCGGTGGAGAGTGAGTGCGGCCATGAGCAGATAAAGCGTGTGGCTCCGCATGTGTGCGCTGCATGTGTATGCAAGCGCGGGTATATGTTCACATGTGCAAATGTGTGCCTGCCTGTTAGCCTGCGGAGCATGTCTCCCACACCAAAGGTGTGACCCAATCGCCGGGCAAGTTCGCCGCAGTCGGCAGTCTCAAGTTGTCGAGGTTCGGTGGAGAGATCTGATGGTTGAAGGATCGAGATACCTCTCAACCTCTGGCGAGGTATCGAGATACTCAACCGTCAAATCAGATCTCCCGTTGATGATAGCCGCTGTTTCAGTTCTGCAACGGTGGACAGTTGAAGATAGTGGCACAACACAGCATCAGATCCCAGTCATACCAATGGTTATCACTGCTGCTTATCATTGGTTGGTTGATTGATTAGCAAAGCTAGGGTCGCGCCACAGATCGCGCGAGATTAACGCGCGCAATAAAAACGGGCGGGCGGTAGTTAGATCGCGCGTGTTTCTTCTAAAACCCAGTGTTCTACCGGTAGTCTCTTGGACTACCAGGGCAAAAACGACCCTCACCCCAGGGGGTTGCGGCCTGTTTCCGCGTATATATATGCCTTCAGAAATTTTTGTCGATTTTCTGCTGGCTTGTCACGTAACAAGACTGACAAGTTACCTGTTTAATCGGATATGTAGCATTTACTTTAACGTCCTCACCACAAACAAGACAAGGAAGCACCTTTACAGGCGGCATAGGAAACGAATCCATTTAGATCACCATCTTTGTGTTGTCATTAGGCTCTTCATGGACTTCAGGTCCAAATCCATGCTTTTCTATGTACTGGATATACTGTTTATCCTGTTTATCTGTATCTGACCCGTATTTACTGACCATCTCATAACACCAGTCACGTATTTCATTAATACCGGGCGTAAACTTGGCTATACCAAAGACACGACCTACATCTTTAGGTGTATATCGAATACAAGCACTATTTTTGTAGTACACCAGGAACCAGTTTGGACCTGTTCGTGTCCGATGGTAAGTTACGCTGCACTCTTTCGTATTCTTGTCGTAATTGTACTGCACTTTTTTCTTGACTATAGGGTGGGTTAGTTTTGAATTGTTGTAGATCAACCATGTATGGAGGAAGCCATTGATAAACCCTTATGCATTGATTCCAATTAGAAGGATTAAACAGGCATGACATAACCATGACATGAATGAATTGAATTATGTAACTTATAGAGGTTCCCATACAGTATGAATAATATGATATAGATGGCAATGCCATACGGATCAACTGATTCAATCTCAGTTGAACCTCAAGTTATAAATGTAAAAGTAAATGTATGTCAGTGTTTACAGAAACATCGTTCGCTACGCTCACCTGATGTTTATAAAAGGGGGAGATGTTTGATGTCTCCCCGATCACAGAGAGAGTCCACCCTTCTCCCCCTGTATACGGCCGACACCGCTACTAAACCCAGTTAGAGACTGATGTTTTACCTCTAGCTTGTCTTTGCTGTTCTGATGTCATACCAAACACGAGGTGGTTGGCTGATTGTTGGGGGTCTTCTATGAATGCTTCTAGCATTTGGTTCCACTCTTCACGTCGTCTAGCTTTGATTTCTTCTTGAGCTGATATACCAAAAGCGTCAGTAAAGTATTTAACACCTTGAGCTAGACAGTCAATTCTGTCATCGTGTCGTACTGCGCCTTTTTCACGACACATGCGGCTCATTTGGTAGAAGAGCATGTACAAGAGTCGTTTTTCAGGAGCTTCATCTGCGTTTGACTTGTAATCCCAATCAACGACAGAGCGATCAACAACCAACCGATGTTGATTAAGAACAGGTTCCAAAGCATCGATGATTCTGTCTTCTTTACGGACATTGGCTCTTGTTTCCTCAATGCCTATATTCATTGTGAGGTTTTGAATGTGCTTTTTGAATAGCTCAGCAACGATTCCATCACCGAAGTTAGACTCAATAAGGAGAGTCGAAGCGTTGTACTTCTTACAGCCTTTTAGAATGTCCAGTAACGTGTTGTCTGAGTATCCAGATCTGTAAGCTCGCATTTCATGCAAGTACAGAAAACCATTTCGTTGGGAGATATAAGCTGCCGTTGTCTCATCTGCACCTCTACCCGATGGATCAACTGAGCAGATTGTTTCCTGGTAAGGAAGCCAGTCTCCTTGGAGCTGCATCGGACTGTAGAAATAATCTCCAGGTAGTCCGACAGTAGGAGCATCTTTGATGACGTTTTGGGGGTCTGAGCACCAGATGATTGACTCAGGACACTTATCAGGGTTAACGGAAGTAACGATAAGGTCAGCCATTTTAAGTGGGAATTTTTCTGCATCACTGAGGCTTGTATCGAGCATGAACTGGAGCATGAAGTTCGATCTGCCCATGGCAGCTTCACGCTCAATTAGATCTTCATCGTCGAATCTGTCGTCTGTTACGTCCCAGGGTTTTGCTCCGGTGTCAACGTCGGATTGAAGTTGGGGTGCAAGTAATCCCTCATAATTACTGGTTTTACGGGGATAACGTGCTGGCCACACGAAAGGGCGATAATTCCGTTCTGCGAGTTTCCTGTAGACGGTAAAGACGGTCTGAGGAGTACCAAGGAACATAATTCGGCTATCATCTTTAGGCGTAAGAATAGATTCGGCTTCTGTACAAAGTTGCAGGAGTTTTTCCCGCATAAGTTCTGTCATCGAGTTACCAGGAACTTCGATGTCATCAAGGATCATTAGGTCGGCGCGGCTGCCAGTCAATTGGCCAGTAATCCCGACGGATTTGACTGATGGCGCTTGGTGGGGAGAACAATTTACGTCGAAGGAGATGCGACTCCATCTCGCGTCGTCGTTCGGCGGCTTCAAATGACTCAGCCATGGTGTTTCAATGATTAGTTTTTGTAGGAAGATTGACATGTTGTCTGCTCTCTCTTTAGAGGCAGAGATGATCATTATCTTCTTTTCCTTGTCATTAAATAGAGTCCAAAGGACAAACGCTCCAGTAATCCATGACTTACCGACACCACGGAAGGCTTGAATCTGTAGTCGTTTCGGACCATTTTGTAGATAGTCTGCAATGGCATATTGCGCACGTGTAGGGGAAGGGAGATCAAGTTGCGTCCACAAAGCTTGTAGAAACAACTTGAAATCTTGTTGTAGTTGTATTGCTACGGAGACCCCCTTAGACGGCGCTGTACGGCGTCTTGAAGGCATGTTGTATGTGTTTGTATGGTGGAGTTATTTCAAAGCCCTTGTAGGGTCAATACCAGTCAATGCAAAACCAACAGCACCTACTCCAGTGATAACTAAAGAAGGAACAGTACGATTAAATTTGTCTAATACTGTGGCTGCAGTTTGCAGCGGCATGAGTGGTTCAAATTTATTGCGCGAAGTTTCAGAAGATGGCTTTTCTGATTCCATTTCACCAAGACGTTTTTGCACAGCAGCTTCGTCTTGACGTTTCTGTTCGTTAGCTTTGTCTGAAACAATTACACGGTTACCAGGTCTGTCACCTAGAGGACCATATACTTGTTCCAGTTCTTTGATACGTTGATCTGCTTCTTCTTTGGTTTTACCTTCGACGGTTTCACCGAGACGGTCTAACGGAACTTTGTGATCAACAACAAAACGACCTTTACCTTGTTTATTCAAACTGGTTCGTTTGTAATTTTGTCGCCGATTTCGGTTTTGTTCTTCAGCGTTAATAGGCTTGCGTAGGTTACCGTTAACTTTGCGTTTGTGGTCTCCGTTTTCTCCACGTTTCGCTAACCGTAATTTACCTCTATTACTTTCAAGGTTGCCTTCTTTAGTTTTTAGGGGTGGTCCTTTGTATCCAGTTGCACGGACACCATCGGGGATGCGAGTTGGTTTACCATTAACAGTTGGGTTATTTTTCAACCATTTAGTCACATCCCGCGCTGTTACGGGAGTTCTAGGCATTAAAAAAGGCGCCTTGCGGCGCCGGTCAAATATTTACTTGGGTGTTATGTGATGTGCGTTTTAATCACGTGTTCTCGAAGCCGGTTAATACCGAACTCCGTCCTCATCCAGCCCTGCCACTCTTCACTACCTTTGCTCTGGTTACAACAGGTGCAAGCTGGCACGATGTTGCTTGTAATCGTCTCCCCACCAGAAGAGCGAGGACGTACGTGATCAAGAGTAAGTTCATGTAAATCATAAGTTTTTCCGCAATAGACACATGTACAGTCAAAGATTTCCTTGATGGCTTTACGCCACAGACGGGTAGCTTCGCTGCTTGTCATGGTTACTAAGTTATGAAGGTAGTGATTAGGAGTAGGCAGAAGTGGTGTCATGCGCGGCGACTTGCTCCTTTGCGTGCGCCGTCTGCATAGTTTTTGTAAGCATTACCGGCAGTAGGTTTGCCGTTTTTATAGACAACATGTTGATTAGGTTTTAGTTTGCCCATTTTTAGTAAACGTTTACGGTCATTGCCGTGACGACGTTTGTACTCTTTAGTGTGGGCATATTTACCGTTTTTGCCTGAGTTGTTGTCATCCGAGTGCTTTTGTTTATGGTTTTCGTTGCCAGGTTTGTTGTAGAAGTTAGATGTTCTGCTAGTGCCTTTTGCCATAAAGTCTGCTCTGTACTAATTCAGGGTCAATATCAGGAATAACGGCTGCAAGCCTGTCCAGCGGGTTGCCTTCAAAAGCAATCCCACTGATGTCATTGGCTTTCAACCAGTCACACGCTGCTTTTAGGTCTTGTGTAGAGGCTTCGCCAGACTTGATGCGGCTCAGAAACTCTTTGGTGACCAGATTATGCAGTTCGTTAAATTGATCCTCTGTCGCTTTTTTATGCGCCATGTCGTAAAACTATTTGGTCTAATTTGTTTTCAATACGCACCATGTGATCTTCAAGTCGCTTTGTAATGATCGACAAATCGGCCTTAGACACATAATCTTGGGCAACGCCAAGTTCAATTGCATCTATACGCCGGTCAAGACCACTAATACGATCGTGTACGTTGTTTATTCGTTGATGTAGGCGGTTGTTGAGCGCTGCTCCACCGGCTATCCCGGCTATGGCTACGCTAATTATTGCTTCCAGCATTTGATATAGATACGATTGGAACTATGTCATTACAAAGGTGTTCGACACGCGAGCCAGGTCTAAATGTAAAACCTTTTCTCATTAGATCTGCACATTTCTCTGCTCTAATCAGTTCATAGTTAAGCCGCATCTTTTGTTCGTGTCGTTTAGCTATTGCCTTGCACTGCTCGATCATTCCATTGTCAAGCGGCACCATAAAGTTGACCTGTGCTCCCCAGTTAGTGTTTTTAACTAAACCATCGGGATCTACAGGTCTGGTTTCATTGCCCATCATGAATGGGCTGAGTGTCATTGTCGGACCATTACAGGAATTGCTCCCTGCGAAGTATTGACGAGACGGTGCTCCATTGTTCTGGAATTGCACCGCTTGATTTGTGACGTTACCAGTAGCAGCGGCAACAGGATTAGAGGTATTCTGTACGCGAGGTTCATCAGCATAAGCCGGTCCTACTGCGAGAAGATAGACAGCGACGACGTAGTAGAAGTAATGTCGATGTCTTCGGTAATTGTAATGTCTTCGATTACTCCGGCAGTCCGTGTGGTGATCTCCAGTTGAAAGGGATCGCCTGCGGTATGCACTGAGAAAGTAGTCGAACCATTTGTGATATCCCCACTTGGGGTTACGTTTGTGCCAGACCATGAAGAATAAGTTCCTCCCATGACCTCTGTTTCAATGGTTCGGTCGATGGTGGTTGTAGTAGTTGTAGTGGCCTGCATACTGCCTTGAGTGAAGTTAGGCGTAACAGTCTGACCAACAGCTACTGCTGGCGTAAAAACTAGAAGTGCTAGTAGATGTTTCATTCTTTCTTTTCACGGGTGATAGAGAACGTTGCCAATGTGCCACTAAGAATAGAAGCAACATAGGTAGGATCCATCTTCTCCATCCAACCTGCATAGGATGCAGTTAAGAGTCCGGCGGACCAGACGAGGACGAGGAACTTGATGAATCCTTCTTTTTTGTTATCTTTGTCCATGCAGTTTTAATAATAGGTTTAAGCAAAGAAACAAGTTTTTTAAAAACTGCAGTAGCTGTAAGGGTGGCCGCAACAGACACAGTTGCTGTGCTTACGGCAGTAACCAGGATTTCTTGGCTAGGAACGGGTACCTGCTTATCTAAAACAGGCACCGTCACATAGTCCATCTCTGGTGCTTTAGGTGTATTGGTTGTAGGTGTATTTAGTTGTTTACCTTCTAGCGGCTTACCTTTGACTCCAGGAGGCGCTTTAAGGGCGCTAGGAGGCACCACAATGGGCTTGTAACTAGGTACATGAGCATCTGGTACCTCCAGTATCGGAACCGGCAATGCAAGCGGTTCTGGAAGGGCCATATAAGGAAGCGCAGGTGGCTCCCCTAAATCCATTAGAGCTTAGGTGCTGGAAACAAACCGTTGCGGATAAATTCCACGGCTTTGTCATCAACTTCATTATCCGTGGACTCCACCAGTTTGGTGAGCATGTCTACGATAAGAAGTTTTACTTTGTCAGAGTTCAGAAAGCTGAACAGGATTGGACGGATAAGGGCGATCATTTTAAGTAAAGTTTAGGTTAATGTTGAATCTGCCTGAAGGAGTCGTGCAGTTAGAAGAATTATGCAAAGTTGAACCATCAAAAAGGACAGCTCTATTAGCAACACTTGGTACAGCAATGTCCTTACCGATACGAGTAAAGCCGTCACAAGTATTTAACGAAAAGACACAAGCTCCGTGAGGCTCAGCATAGTCAGTGTGCTGGTCGTGTTTTTTAATCTCAGGCCAGCTAGGGTAGAAGTTTACTTTAGCTCGTTGTATTTTGTTTATAATCCCTCTCTCCATCATAGGAGTAACTAAATTCTCTTCAATTACTTCCCACAATGGATTCAGAACTTG